GCCGCCATCGCCGCCAGTACCGCCGGAGGCAGCCACGGGCTCCTCCAGAGCGATGGCGGAGTAGACGCGGGTCAGAGCACCGGACAGCCGAGTCTCAATCAGGTACTTCTGCTGGTTGAAGTCGATGTCGAACTGGTCGAACCGGGTGATCTCGCCGCCCTTGGTGGAGCCCACGGTGTAGTCGGTCAGGTTGACGAAGATGCCCAGCAGCTTGTGCTTGTGGCCCTCGTCATCCATGCGCACCAGACCCTCAAACTGCTCGGCAGTGTAGAGCTCGCCCACATTCAGGGCGGCGGCCAGGTCGGCCTTGGAGGTGTAAATGCGGCGGCCGTTCATGTCCCGGGCCAGCAGCATCACGTTGACCATATGGGGCGTGCAGAAGAAATCGGGGGTGCCGGTGCCCTTGTACTTCTCACGGGCATAGAGGGCGGCGGCGATGACTGCCTCAGCATAGATATAGTTCTCGCCGAAGCTCATGCTGGTCTTGCTGCCCTGGAGCTCGGCCTTGGCGGCCTCGATGTCCACGTCGTAGTGGATGGTGTAGAGGTCGTTGTCGTTCCAAATGGAGCGGATGTGATCCTCGGAAATCTTCATCTCATCATCCGGCTCACGGCCATCGCCCACCATGATGGCGGTAGCGACATCTTCATTGATGTTCTCCCGCATAACGGCGTACTGGTACTCCACCACATCGAAATCGGTGATGTCGATGATGTCGTCCCGGTGCAGGGCATCGGTGCGGTACACGGTCTGGGGATCGGTGGTCCGGGTGATGACGTTCATGTTGCCGGAGAGCTGCTTACGCTTGCCCTTCTGATAGCCGTGGGCCCGGATACTGTCCTTGCGGGTGTCCGTCTGGCGGGTGCGGATGCGGCTGATGGGGCTCTTGTGAACCTTGCGCATGACAACGCTCACCCAGCCCTGGTCACGAGCGACCCGCTCAGGAGCGCCGGGGCGCAGATCCTTGTAGTCGGGGAACAGGCTCTCGATGTTGTCGATGCCGTGCTTGAGTTCGTTCTGATCAGCGTAGATCTTCAGAGCAGTCCGAAGGCTGCCCACGCTGCTGCTCTTGGCCAGAGCAAGAATGTCAGCGCAGTCGGAGTGGCTCAGAACGGTGTCCTGAGTGTCTTCGGTGTCGAACACATTGTGCTTCATGGTCTTGTTTCCTCCCTTGGTTTTGTCAGATTTCTTGTCGGGGTCGTCGTCATCGTCGTCGCCCCCGTCCCCCTTGCCCTTCTGGGAATCCAATTCCTCCATGGCCGCGCCGATCAGGGCATACATGACCGTTCTCTGCTCCTCGGTCATGCTGTCTACCACGTCCTGGACGGTCTTCTCATCCTCAGGCTTCTCCTCTTTTCCGTCACCCTTGGGCTTGTCCTCCTTCTTGCCATCCTCAGAGCCGGCCTTGTGAACAAGAGGGGGTTTCTCGTCGGGGCGGAATAGAGAAATGGGCTCGTAAGCGGACAGGATCATCTCCTGCTCGCCGCCTTCGCCGTGGGCCATATCCACAAAGTCAATAAAGGCGCCGGGATTTGCCCCGGCGACCACCAGGCTGACCTCCCGGATGACGCCGTGCGTCACATCCTTGCTGGGAGTCTGCTTCAGCCCATTGGCGTAGATGGACAGGGACGCGATGTCCCCATGCTGGACCAGCATCTTGGCCGCCTTGCCGGCGTCGGTCTCGTTGAACGTGCAGTAGGCATAAACGCCGTCCTTCCGGTTCTCCAAAAGGGCGTGGCCCAGGATGTTGCCAGGTTCGTCGTGCTGGTGGTTCCAAACCAGGGGAACCGTCTTCCCGTCGCAATCCTCGAATGCGTTATGGCGGATGGTTCGTCCGTCCGCGCAGACAAGGTCGTTCCGGGTCGCCCAGCCACTAAAGTCATACTTCAGGTTCATTTTGAACGTTTCCTCCTTCAGATGTTGATGGTGGCTGATTGCCCTCCTCTTTCGGGGCGCTTAGGTTGCTGTTTCGGAGCTCGTCCGCCTTGGGGTCCTTCGACGGCTTCATGCCGATCTTCTGCCGGATCTCATTGGAGGTCATGATCTCGTTGCGGGTCATCTTGTCGGCAATTTCGGCAATATCGTTGATGGGCACCAGCCGGAACGGGTCTCTGAAGAAGAGGATTGACTGCTTCTGTGACCGAGCAGTTTTGGTGAGGAATTTCCTCTTCATTTCGTCAACAATGGCTGATAGGATCGGTTCAATCGTCCGGTTGTCGTAATTCAGCTTCGTCCGGTCATCGGCAGTCCCGTCCAAAATCCCCTGCGTGATCCCCAACTGGCTGTAAAGCATGCTCGTCAGGTATTCAATCTGGGACATCAGATTGTTGTCGATGGGCCGGTTCAGCTGGACCACATGCTCCGTGCCGTCGGTGTAAGCGACGCCGTACTTGGAGTCGGACAACTGTTCCTCGATATCTTTACGGCGTTTTTCCGCCTGTTGACGCCTCGCTTCCGTCTTGATGACGTAGGGCAGCTGAATGATCAGGTTGAGTTTTCCGGAACCGCTCTGCTCGTCGATTGCGTCCAAAATATTGAGCTTTCGGATCAACCGCTGCATGGTGGAGTTGGGCTCGTTCATCACCGCGAAAAACGGGTTCTCAATGATGGCGACCCCGCTCTTCGGCAGGATGACATCCTGCTTCTCACCCCGGTTCTCGTTGTAGACCCGGACCTTGACGTGCTTGGGATACCACTCCACGATTTTCCCGGTACGCATCGTTTCGATCTTGAACGAGCCGGTCTCCGGGTCGAGGTCGGTATCCGTGGGCACGATGGCCACGCATCCCTCGTCCAGCATGGACATGACCACGTCCTGGATAAAGGCTCGCCCGGTCTGGTCCAGATTCGCCTCCAGGGTCAGACAGCCGTTCAAACTTGAATTGATCACCTCTGTAAACCGGCCGTCGTCATCCAGGCGGACATGCTGAATCCCAATCGACGCCGCATCCAGCGCGATCCGGTTGTAGACGGAGGTAATGATGGAGCGCTCGTTTCCCCGGCTGAAAATGGGCCGATCCGGGCGGTAGGAGTAGCTGGGGCCAAGGGAATGGCTGTACTTGAAAAACTCATTGCCTAAAAAAGCGTTCCAGGCGTGTTTCAGCCTGGAACCAACTGACATTTCCACTTTTCTCACCTCCTACGACAGCAGATCGGCGTACATCTTCTTGAGCAGCTCGTCGTTCTGCTTCATCAAGGCCGCGAAGTCATAAGCCGGAGGAGGCTTTGCCGCGGATGCCTGCTTTGTGGCCGAGGCAACGGTTTTTACAGCCTGCTGGACACCGCCGCCCGGAGACGGCCCGGGAGTCCGAAGCTGGCTGACCGACGTTGAGAAGACGGAGGCGCTCTTTTGAAGCTGCCCCACAGCCCGTTTCCCCTGCTCCGCCTTTGCGGCAAGCTCCGCCGCCTTTTTCGCCCCGTGCCGTTTTACCAGATAAGCGGTGAGAACGATTCCTGCGGCTGCCGCCGCTCCCACGGCCGCTTTTCCGGCTGCGGGCAGCTTCTTCCGCTCGGTTCTATCCTCACCGCCGTACCGTTTCCGGCCCTGGGGCGTCAAGCTTCCGTCCTTCTGCTGAAATCTCCGCACGCCCCACTTCATCCCACGGATGCCATAGTGCTGCAAAATATCTGACAATCGCGGTCACCTCCTGTCTGTGATAAAATTTGTAACAACTGCCCCGTGTGTATCGAATTTAGGTCAAAAAAAACCACAGACTCGGTTAAGAGTCTGTGGTGAGGCGTTTCGCCGCTTTAACAGGGTGAATGCTGTGTAGTATAATGCGGTAAAAAGTGGCCGCCAGTAGCGTCTGACTCGCACTCAAACGTTACTGGCGGCGCAGTGGAAAGAAGGACGGAGAATATGAAACCCAATGAAAAGACAATAATCCTCGATCACAACACCCTATTCGATCTCGCCGTTAAATCTGCTTATGTCATAGCAAAAACATTGGATGAACGGTATGCCGATGGGGATCGGCCGGAAGTCACGCCGGTTATTCACTGGTATCATTGATTCCGATAGGAGGAGGTCGGCGCCATGCCGCTCTCTTTTCTTCTTTCCTGTAAAAACCGATGGTCGACCATCGGAAATTACCAAATGTAGTCATAAAATCCGCAGGGCCCGGTTAAAAACTGCGTCAATGAGCATAGAACGCCCGCAGCTTTCTGTTCTCGCTGATGGCCTTTCCAGCGAGCAAAGCGTTCACGATTGTTCCGCCCACTGCGATAGCTGAGCCCGCAAGTTGTGCCGTCCGCTGGTCTTCCATCCCCTTGGATAAGAGTGAACTTACCGCACGGGAACCAACTACTATGGCCGCTTCCGCTAAATAAGCAGTTCGGGTATTCCCGGTAATGGTCTTGCCGCGCTGATAAAGTTTCTTGCCTTCATCCGCTAACTTGTCGGTCTTCAGTTTACCATAGGCATCTTCCATCCGACGTTTTTCGGTTTTGACGGCCCGATTAGCGTCCTTGACCCGCTGCCGGGTAGCCTGCCCGGATTTATGGGCGGCTTTCGTTTCTGCCGCTTTTGATTTGGCACGTTCATAGTCCGATTCGGCTTTGCGATAGCGCTCCAGTCCTTTTCGGGTATAGGAACCGTCATAGTTCTGATAACGCCTGACGCCCCATTTCATGCCCTTGACTCCATAATGGGCAAGGCAATCCTGGGGAGAAGGTTTCTCATAGGGCTTCACAAGTACCCCCCCCCCTTTTTTTTTACTCAAATGCTTCCGGGTTGTGTTTATAGGCGACGTAGGCGTCCATCATGGCCGCCACCGCGTCGATCTTCTGGTCAGACCGCTTTTTCAGCAGCTTGCGGTTGCCGTTGGTGTCCTCCATCGTGATGCAGTTGCCCATAGAGAAGGTGATCAAGTCCTCGTCAAAGAGCAGCATCCGCTCTCCGGCCAGCTTCTTCAGCTCGCCCAGGGGGACGGATTCCGTTCTCGCTCCCTGCCGGACCACCTCGACCCCAAACGAGCCGTTCTCATTGACCCAGCGTTCCACAAATTCCTTGGCGTTGTAGGGGTCATATCCAAAGCAGCGCACATCGTAGCCGCAGTTGATGACGTGGTCGTCCAAATCCTCATAGACCTGCATCATATCGAGAACTGTCCCCTCCATGACGATCAGGCTGCCCTCTGCCATAAAGTCCTCGTACTTGACCCGCATGGCGGCGGGGAGCTTATGGAGCGTCACCGATGTGATGTAGTTGCGCGACTTAACGCCAAAGGAACCATCCCGAAGAGGGAACAGGAACGTAAAGGAGCAGAAGTCGTCGCCCTGGGAGAGATCAGCGCCCATGGAGCAGGGCATCTGCCAAAACCGCTGCCGGCGGTGTGGCAAAGTCTCCTCGTAGGTGAAGTAGTAAGTGTATCCCTCCATAGGAAGGCCGAACCGCTTGGCCAGCATATCATTCCGTGTGGCGGGGGCGGTTTCCGCCCGGTCCACATCCTTCTGGTAGGTCTCATAGGTGACGGTCTTTCCCAGATTCGGGTTGGCCTTAGGCCACATATCAGGGTAGGCCACCTCCTCAACAGAGTCCAGCTTGTACCACCAGATGGAAACATGCTCCTGCGGAGGCCCGATGCCCTGGAGAATGTTCATCAACTCCATTTTGATGGTATCGCCGGCGCCATTACGAACCGTACCCTCGGAACTGGTCGCTATAATAAGGTAGTCGTCCAGCTTGGAGGCGCCCTGCTCCACCGCGCCGATAACGTCCTCCCGGGCGTCGGCGGAGGACAGCCACTCGTCCACGGTAGCCACTTTGCAGCGCAGACCCTGGAGCTTGTCCACCGACATGGGACGGATTTCGACCAGGGAGCCTGAAATGAAATTCTCAATGCCCTTCTTGGTAGAGGCCAGCTTCACCCGATTGGCCCGGGACCCGGTGGTGTTCTGCAAAGACCCCTCGGTCATGAACTGGAAGACGGGGCCTCTGGCCCGGGTGATGGCGGTCTTGATGGGGTTGATGATCTCCTCGGCCTGCTTCATGGTGGGGGCCGTGGTGATCTGATGAGTGGTGGAGCCGTCCACAACACAGAAGTATGCCTGAATGCAGGAATCGTAAAGCGACTTCGCCGCGCCTCTCCCCACGATCAGGTACTGCTTTTTGGTCAGCCGCTGCTTGATCCGCTTGGTCACATAGCGTCCGCCTCTGCCGTCCGGATTGGGCACATAGACAGAGCGGTCGTCGAAATAGTACCAGCCAAACACCTGTTCCCCCCAAAGCTTGAAGGTATCCAGAAGATGCAGGTCGGAACCGTCGGTCAGGGTCAGCTCGTTCTCGCAGAACTCGATCCAGCCCTCTACCGCCCTGTCGTCATAGTAGTAGCTGGGCGACTCGATCAGCCGGTCGATCCGGTACATCTCCATGGCAACTTCCTTGCAGACCGGAATATCGCCGCGGATGACCGCATCGCGGAATGCGCCGTAGTAACGGGGGACGGCGGTGTTGGATAACATCGGTTCACCAGCCTCCCAATTACTTGCCGTTCAATTTCTTGATTGCCAAAGCAATGCTTAACGCGGATGCGGTCATGCCCAAGACAACCTCCGCCGCGTTTAAGGAGGTCCTAAAGAATTGACGGCCTTTAGAAACGCTACTTTCCGACACCTCTGCAAAGAGCTGATTATACTGCCGCTCCAGAAGCTCCCGGTTGATCTTATCCCGCATCTCCTTGTCGGTCATCTTGCTCAGATCCATCCGTTTCGGAGTCGGCTTAGAAGTAGCACTCTGTTCAATTTTCTTCGCTTCCCGTACAAGATTTGAACTTGCATCTACAACCTGCTTAGAGCGCTCCAAGTCCTCCTGAGCCCAGCGCCGCGGATCAGGATTGGAAGTATCAATGCGGTTCTCCTTCTTCTTAGCCGCGTTTTCCCGCTTATCCCGGTCATAGCGTTTTTCACCGGCGGCGGTCAGGGTGCCGTCTTTGTTCTGGTAGCGGCGGACGCCCCACTTCATGCCTTTGATGCCGTAGTGCAGGAGCATGCTATTCTCCATCTTGACTTTCCTCCTTCCCGCTGGTGTTCTTCACGGGGTCCGCTGCAACAAAAAGCCGCCACTCAAACTCGCTGATCTGCCGGTTGATGGACTCAATGGCAGCGGAGCTGAGAGGCGGGTCAAATAACAACCGAACCTTCATGTAAACGTAGGATTTGACTAAGGAAAAGATGTTCGGCTTATCCTGAATAAATCCGGACCAGACTTCATCTTTTCCTGAGATTGAGAAACCGTTGGCAGGTCCAACGCCCATTTGCGTCAGGATGGAAAACACGCTGTTGATGTGGATGATAATGTCCGGGTCAAAGTGCGTGTAGCTCTCGTCGATGCCCAACAGTTTCTTGATTGATATCAGGATGCTTTCGGAAATCTCCATAACAGCCTCCTCACCGGCGGACTGCGATGAACTTCTTCATGCAGTACCCCTGGGTGCCGTTGGAGGTCGATACTTTATAGAAAGCATCTGTTGACTCGTCCATATTGACGGAAACTCTGGTCAGAGCCGTAATGACTGTAAGGACTTTGGAATTTGCTCTCGGCTCTTGATAAAGCGCCGCTCTCAGACAATTCGTCACAACACCGGCAGCATGATTCTCCATATCGAGTCCTCCTTTCTACTTTTTCCAAGGACAGGTATCATTGGGTCTGCGTGTAATCGGCTCCTTGAACAACCGGTTCTCGTCGCCGTAATGGATGGCCAGATGCGTCTCATGAATTGTGGTGATCAGAAACTCGGGATCGAGGATCATCCCTCTTCGCTCCCGAATGTCCTCCGGGCGGATTGGGTTCATGTGGTGGATGAGTGGCCGACGGTAAATCTCCCGTCCGGCAATTCCCAAATCACACCCCATGTCCCGGGCAATCACAACATCCCGGATCTGCTTCCACTCCGTGGAGCGATAAAAGACCTGATTCATGTACCGGTCAAAGCCGAAGGTCTCCTCTCCGACAGCACCGTTCAAACGAAGATAGCGGTAGCGCTCCTCGAAGGTGGGGAGAAGGATCAATTCCGAGTAACATCTAATACTCATCCCCGTCCTCCTCGTCCTGCCCGCTGTACCGCTTAAAGGCGGCCATGGCCTTTTCGTAGAGCTCATCCATCCGGACTCCGGACTTGTATGCCTCGGTCTTGGCCTGGACCAGCTCCACCTCTTTGGCAAGCCGTTCGTTTTCCAGACGTGCCCTGGTAGTTCCGAGCTTCAGGATGGTAGTGACCTCCTGGGAAGAAGCCGTCCCCTCCAGCAGACGCTTTTCAATCAGGTTGACAGCCAAATCGATCAGCTGGTTCTCTCTGGCCTCCGGTGTCAAGGCGGCCCGACGCTTCCTCGGTTGAATGCCGGAAGGTTTCGTTGCTTTTGCCACACTTGACACCTCCTCTCGCTTAGAATTGTGGCAGTTTCTGTGATGTTTGGACCGGTTTTCAGCGGCGCTTGAAGAAGCCCGCATAAGTAGCTTACCGACAAGTGGAGAAAAACTCGCGGCAATGGAGGTAACGCATTGCGTACTCAGCCGGAAAGGAGATCACGGCTGAACGAAAAAGAGTCCTTGCCGGTAAATGCCGCCCTGTGGGCTTGTTCAAGCACCGCTGAAAACCGAAGCCATTTTCCAAAAATATCCCCCGGAGAATTTTTGAAGACCATCGCGATGCATAGGGGGTGCCATTTTTAAGGGGTCCCCCTATACCCTTTAACATGTCTTGAACCCTAAATACGGTCATCATTTCAGAAATTTTCCTCTAAAATGACAAAAAGAAATGCGCTCTGAATCAGAGAACATTTCTTTTCCCGGTTTTATAGGCTTTTTAGGGTCACATGGCCACGGCAGGCTCGGGTTTCAGCTTCCGCTTCACCTTTTTATAGATCCCCAAGGGGTCATACTTGATGATGTCGTTAATGGCTCGCTCGATTTCTTCCATGTTCTCCTGCTCAGAGAGCTGATCGGAAGTACGGGCGATACGCGCCAAGAAAGCGCAGGAGTGATACCCGTTGTCTTCGTCAAACCGATACCAGGCTTCATACTGGGTAAAGGGGTCATACGGGTTGTCGGTCGTTGTAAGCATACACGTTTCCATTCGCTCTCACTTCCTTTCTTACTCATTGAGATACTTGGAAACAACAGAAGATGAAAGGTTCAGAGCATCAGCGATCTCGGCATTGGTACAGCCAGAGTTTGCCATTGCCTTGATGCGATTGATACGAGCAGTCGACAACTGCGTTGATGCTCTTGGGGTTGCGCGTTCCCGGATGACATCGGGATCAGAGTAACGAAGAATCTCTTTCAAGGTTGTATCAGAGATTGCGCCAGCCTGAATTGCTTCCCATTCTCCATCAGAGATTGTAATGCGCGTTCCTTTCCCGCTTGCTCCAGTCGTCACACGAGCATCGCTAATTGCGGAGCGACGAATCTTTGAGATTTCATCTTTGTCGGTAATGTTGTTGGCCTGAATCTTTGCCTTAACCTGCGCATTGGCAATACGCTGAGCCTCACGTTCACGAGGAGCGTTAAGCTGAGCAGTCTTCAACGCACTGGTCAATCTGGTAACTTCAGGCGCATAAGCCTTTGCTGCACTGGCATTACGAACCAACGTGGGCGTCGCTAAGTATTCAAGCCTTGCCCGATTGGCAAGTGCTTTCATACGATTTGCGTAGTCAGCATAGGCATCTTCCTGGACAGTGCCGGAAGACAGGGTCCGAACATCGTCGACCTTCTCCAAGAGCTTAATCTTTGTCGTGGCCGGAACTGTTTTACCAGACTTCGGGTCCACATAAGTACGCCCGGATTCCTTGTAGATGACCTTTCCCGTCTCCTTGTCGATACGGCCGCTGCCCTGACGCTCCGGAACGTCGACGCTCTGCTTCCGTCTGGAGAGCAGGGTGGAGGCCCCACCCACTTCCTTTCCGGTTTCGGGGTCCGTGTACCCTTGCCACCGTTTGCGGAGGGTGGGGATGTCGTTCTCTACTTCCGACCGCTTATAGTCAAGCTTATGCTTAGCCGCATCGATGACCACCATGCTATGCTTGACGGCCTTAGTGATTTCCTCCTCGGGGGCCCCTTTTAAGGTCATATCCGTGATGAGGTTGGAGATTTTACCCATCTCTATCTGGGTGGCGGCTTTTGAGAGGAGCCGGACACCAGTCTTCCCCTCGGTGGAGTATTCAACTTTTGGGTCGAAATCCTTCAAACCATCTAGGACGGGGGTGGATTTCACCGACACCTTTCCGCCCACGGGGATGACCACCGCCTGGTCGCCGTCAAAGTCCGCTCCGGACAGTCGCTCCGCCACCTTCGGATTGATGCCGACGGCGTCACGGATGTTCTTGCCCAGGATTGAGATCGCCGACTGATTTTTATTGTTGACCGTCAGCTCCGGGATTTCAAACGTGCCCCCGTGGGGGTAACGAATCAGAACGACTTTCTCTCCGTTCCGGTAGTTGGGGGCATAGATCTCCGTCTCCTTCATTTTTGTGATGGGGAGGATCACTTGTGTACTCTGCCGGGGGAGGGCCGCCGCTTTCAAATGGACAACTGCGGAATCACATTCGTCTGCAAAGTCCATCAGCAACTTCCGCTTGATGGTGGGGTTATTTAGAGAGCAAATTTCCGCGAATTCATCGGCGGCATCGGCATAAGTCAAGTCGAGCTGCTTCTGAATCAACTTGATGGGCTGCTTAGAAAGGAACTGGGAGGATAAGTTCTTACTCATCTTATCCCAGTCTCCCTCTTCCTTCAGCTTGTTGATGGCGGACAGAGACTTCTTTTCTCCGGTGATGGGGTCTGTGTACTTGCCATGTGGGTCGGGGTAGTAACTCTGGCCATTGGCCTTGATGAACGCACCAAAAGGGTTATCGGGGTCTTCCTGAATTTTCTTCATGACGTCCATCTTTGGCGTTCCGGAATGTTTGTTCGTGTTGAACACGATGTCTGCACCATCCGGCATATCATCAGAATACATGGCCATGCCCTTCAGGTAGTGGGTCCCGTCCACAAGGATGCGAACCTGAGCATAGTGAGAATCCCCTAAGTCGAGGTCTGCCACACCACGGCGAAGTTCAATAACGCCATCCTTGGAGGTGCCACCTTCGTCGCCATAGCGGATCTTCACCCGACCGGAATCAATGCTGGCCGGGTATTCCCGCTTATCCCAAGACGCACCTCCATCGGCAGAGTGATAGTCGCCTACCGACTTGATGATGTCCAGGTTCTGGTAAGCATCACGCTGCTCAATGTCAGGAACGGAGATAACCGGCGTGATAGTCCGTTTCTTCGGGTCGTTTACCTGAGGGACGCCGACACCATAGCGGTTATAGCCCTCGGTCTCCAGAATGAATAGAGCCTCCTGGAGCACGCCTTTGGAAACGCCAAGCTGCTGCTCCACACCTTCGCCCACGTCAAGAGCCCCTTTGACCGCCAGCTCCTTCTTCAGAGCCTCGGCGGTGGCAAGAGCCTTGTTTTTATTGCTCGCGGTGTTCTCATTGAGCAGGGCACGGACAGAGGAGTCATTATTGTACCCCATGATCTTGGCAATCTTGTCCAGCGTCTTCCCCTCTTCTCGAAGGGACTTGGCTCTCTCTGCCTGTAAGGCACGCCGTTCATGTTTCGCCACACGAACCTGCATACGGAGATCGGTGGTAGACATCTTCAGCTCCTCAGCAATTTCCTTTTGAGATTTGCCAAGCGCCTCAAGTTCTTCCACACGGGCCAGGAAGTCTCCGCCGTGTTGATAAGGGTTCTCGCCAGAACCCCAGGGGTAGCGCCCAGAGCGCCTCTTGACGCCATAGTGCATCAAAATATCATCCACAATGGGGTCCATGGCTTATTCCTCCTCTTCCTTGATACTGTTGATGATTTTATCGAATGTGACAATGCGGTCCATGATGGGGAAAATATCCTCGATGGTGGGCTTGTGGTAAAGGATGGTGTCGTTCTGGTAAATACGCAACTCCATCTCGATCTCGTTTGGCTTGTAGTCATACTCCAAACAGAAGATGGCCGCATAAACCATAAGCTGCTCCATGTGCGTCGGAGTCTCGCCGGTCTTCAGATCGTGAATCCGAAGAATATCTTTCCGAAAGGAAATGGCGTCGGCGGTCCCGAAACAGTTTGGAGAGTAATAAAGGATTTGCTCGGGGGTCATCTTGTATCCGATGGCGTCGTTCACATACATGTTCAACGTCTTCTGGGATTTGGGCAGTCGCTGCCCCAATTTGATGCATTGGGCCGCAAAAGCGTGAAGAGCCGTCCCACGCTGAGCCGCCCGGTATTTGGCATAAGCATCAGCAATCTTCTCTTCCGAGTAATTGATCCAATGATAGCCACTGGCGCTAAGAAAGGCATGCTGCCCCTCAAGGTTGGAGTGTTTTGCGAAGTTCATCCAGCACTTCCTCCTTGTTCTCTGGGGAAATGAATCTGGAGAAGGACATCTCGTTCATCTTCCCAACATAATACTCTTGGTTTGGCTGTCTCTTAGCGCGTGCAGATTTCTTACACTCAAGGGAGGCCCATTTCTTTCCATAAAGAATAAGCAGGTCGGGGATGCCCTGGCGCTGATCCATCTTAAAAACCATACAGCCGGGAAATATCGTTTTCAAATTGGCAATAAGCCGGTCCTGAAAACCACTTTCCAATCTTGCGCTTCTGGCCACGAAACAGCCTCCTTTCCGATAAAAGTGATAGAAAGAATAGGATATGCGCGACATATCTCTCTCCTCTCCATAAAAGAGCCTGTTTTTTTTGCGGAAAGAAAAACAGCCCTAAAATATCAATTTGGAGCAAAAAGAAAAGAGCCGCGGATGACGGCTCTAATCTTCAATGATAAATCCAATTTTTCGTTTCGGCTTACTATTTTCCTCAGCAATCTTCTCGATCTTTGGTTTGCCAAACGATTGCCAGATCGTGGCACCGGCAGCACTTCCAATTGCCGCCGCCATCGACATGGTAAACGTCATCAATATTTGGGTCGAGTTTCCAATGTTGAGTTTCATACTATCGCCTCCCATAAAGGGGACTGTATTTTCAGCGGAAATGAAAAGAGCAGTCAACAACACTAGCGATCAAACATCTGATCAACAAAATCCGAATATATATATTGATCAGGTTGCCTCTCGCATATCCACCTAAAAGGCCCACAAAGGCTTTTCCTTTTGCTGTCTGCATTTTCGATATGTCCTTCACCAACCCCTCCCCCATAATTCTACCATAGCTAGCTTTGAGGCTGGCCTTAGCGAACCCTCGACCAAACTCATTTACATTTTCTGAAAAAGAGCGTTTTGATTCAGATGCTCTATACCGTTTTCTCCCAGCAGGAGTTAGGGTTCCGTCTTTGTTCTGGTAACGGCGGACGCCCCACTTCATGCCTTTCACACCATAATGCACTAAATATTCCATAGATTATCAACTCCTACTTCGATTTTAGTTAAAAAAAAACGAACTGCCTTCATAATCTGAGACAGTTCGTATCCTCCCCATAAAAGAGTCTGTTTTTTTTCGAAATAGAAAACAGCGGTAAAAATTCAATCCGTTCTGTTATAGAACAAAAAGAGAGTCGTTCACTTGACGGATTAGTAAGCTGGCTTATTTTTCACCTTTATCATCGGTGGGTCGTTTGCACTTTCCGGTATTGTGCTTCCGCGCCGACCTAGCCTACTTCGTCCAGCGCAACAATTAAACTTTTGAACGATACCATTCAATCGTATATTGCTGGAAAGCTTACTATTAGCTTGCATATTCATGCACACAGACTTTCACTGCTATGTCCGTTTCCTCTCCATAATAGGAGATGTAATTCTTGCGCATCACATAAAATGCGCTGAATTTTTATGAAATCTTCAAAAACACATCACCATCCTTGTTGAAATAATAATCTGTCCTTTTTTCTGGGGCCGCTAATGCGGAATGAAGAAGTTCTCTCAGAGAAGAAGACTCGGCAGTATTCAGGCGATCTACAATATCTCCGATTTTCCGAGTCTGATTTTCCAAAACTTCCTTGTCGGTTTTCTTGAAGATTCCGTCTTTATGGCTGGTCAAAGCCTGTTGCAGCATGCTAAAACTGGTAAGCATCCGTTTATCACATTTGTTGATGTAAGCAGTTGCTTCCTCCTCAATATACCTAAGGAATCCGTCATCATAGTTCTCGGAGTAGAACACCTCCAGCAATTCGCTCATGACATAAAGCTGCGTAGATAGTTCCAGAGAATCTTTTATCTGTGTGGCTTTTTCAACCGTTTCCAAAATATCAGTCTGCACCTTAGCGGTAACCGTCGAAACCAGATCAGCGAGATAGAACTCAATATCTTTCATAGCGACTTTCCGGGCGCTCTGTAAGCTGACAATAGTCGAAAGCCTCTGCTGCTCATGCTCCATGATAGAGCCATAGTTTTCGTAGGCAAACCTAATGAAACTGATTTCCGACAACAACTCCGCCCGTTTGTCACCGTAAAGGAACTCGAGTATCTTGTCCAAGCTCAGCCTCATCATATTCAATTTGCCGTTGATCTCAGCCAAAAAATATTGTCCGGAGGCAATGGACATCGCTGTGAACGCGCCAAAACAGGCCGCTTGAATTGCGGTCTGCTCCAAAGCAGCTGTTCCTACGATTTGACCCGTTTCTGGATTTTGAAGTGTCGTACTATACCCGCCTCGTTTTAACCGCATAAGCGTCCCTTGGACTCCCTCTGGAAACGATAGCACATATGATTGCGATAACGTACTCACCCCCAAAAGCGAGGGAGCCGCGCCAAGCAGCGCATTCACTTGCGCTCTTTGATCTCGCGTTAATTTCAATTTGGTAAATCGCTTTCCATCAGTCAAATCTATTGCGGTATCGCAAGGCTTTACATCGAATCTCCCTACCCGAGTCAATTCGTTTTCTTCTCCCATCGCCATCCCTCCTTTGGGCAAAATAAAAGAGTGCGCCCCATGAAGAGACGCACCCTGCAAAAAGTGAATCCCTCCATTGTTGCCACACAATCCTGGTCTTAGACGCGAGTAAAGAGAGAAACACTGTTTGCCAATGTTTCCGTCTAAGACCATTTTATAGAATTGTGTGGCACAGCCAGTATAGCACACCTCCGTCCGCTTTGGAAGAGGAACTTTGAGGGTTCAGACGAATTCGGCTCCAAAACCGCAAACATCCATCGAAAACCCGTCAAAATTCCCTTGCTGGCCACTTTCCCACTTTTTTCTTCCACTTATATATAAATTTTAATATTTTTTTTCGCATTTAAGTGAAGAGAAAAAGTGGGAAAGTGGCCAGAAAACCCGCAAACCCTTGGGGCGCAACGGTTTCAGCCTGCCCACTTTTGAAAATAAAAGTGGGCAGAAAGTGGGCAAATGGCCAATTTTTCATCATTTTCGGTCCTTTTTCGTGCAAGAATCAAAAGATTTCTGGCCAGTTCCGAAACAAAAGTGGGCAAATGGCCAGTTTTCGGACTAAAAGTGGCCAGCAAAACGCCCCAAAATTGACCTGCTACTAACAGTAATAGTAGCAGCTTTTGGCCTATTTTCAGGTTGAATCCTGCTTCAAAATTGGAGACGTCCGTACCCTTCGCTACCCGGCTATACCGTTCTCACCCCCAAATATTAAGGACCTAATCAGTGTCGTCCGTAGCCTTCTGTACTTCTTCGCCACCTATCTACACACAAAATATCAATCTCTGACCGGGTCTGTTCCTTAAAATGCACGCCGCTGGTAAGGGCGATTTCGAGGTGTCACGGGGACAAACTGGTAGCGAGGAGGAGCTGGACGAACCCGCCGATGAAGAGACATACCGTATTTTTTCGGCGGCATCCCGTTCCGCTTAGGCCAGAGTTCATTGCTCTCTCCCAGGCTGCGAAACATATCCTCAAGTGCCTGTGCAGCCCCCGCCATCGACTGACCAAATGCCGCCCAAGCATCCTTGATCTTCTGGATAACCGTCAGAGCCTCTTCCATGTTCATGAGTTGTCACCTCTCAAATATTGTTTTGGGACTTGGAAACGCCTGCTTGCATATTGGTATAACAGCAGTTGAGTGCAGTTAAAAGGTTGTCGATCTGAACTGACCGGTCTGTCCGAATCTCAACCGTCGGCTCCGGCATCGGTAAATATCCAAGCGCCTCCATCTGCTTATGGTCGCAGGTGGATACATATAGGCATGCTCTACATCTCGCTGCAAGTCTGGATAGGCCCAAATCTTATCACCTCCAAACCTTTCCGGAGCGCTTGTCCACCAGAACAATCCGCCCCTCGATCTCAAAGTCCGCCAACTCACAAATATCAAAGATGGCATAAAGCAGCTTATGGAACCGCTCATCCTCGGCATCGATGTTCTTCAGGGCTTGGTAGGCTGTGGGGTCTGAGTAGCCCTCTGCGTTTTTTCGGTCATTCCAGAACAATTTTTATCACCCCGTTCCTTCATGTATTTGATAAGTGATTGAGCGTGCATATCGCTGATGCCGTATGTTTCCTGTAGTTTAGAGACGAACCAGTCTGGAACATTTTTTCTTCCGCATTCAATGGCAGACAACTCGGCCGGCGAAATATCAAGATCCTTCGCCATGTCATAGAGCAGGAGTGCCCGAACCAGGCGAATATCCCGCACCATTCTTCCAAAAGCGTCAAGTCCCATGATCGCTCTCCTTATGCCACGCCTCAATGTCGACACCAATCCGCTTCAGCATCTGGGTACAGAGCCAAATATCATCCTGGTCCTCCATCTCATATCGACTGACCAGCTCCTTGATGCGGTCGTGGAAGGCATTGTAATAGGTTCGGAGCCGTTGAGCCCCGAACCCAAATTGTTCATGCAGCACCCACAGAATGGTCGCGTCGATTTCGGCGATGTGTTTTCTGTCGTACTCGGCCAGTTCCCGCTGGATCTCTAAATCCATCGCTTTTTTCTCCGCTGCGGTAAGTACAGCGCCGTACACTTTTCCTCCGGCTTTCTTGAGTTGCATAGGTGCCTCCCATAATCCAGTTTTCCTTAGCAAAGAACATGGGGACGGCGAAGAACAGCATCAAAACTGTCGCAGTCGCGTCCCCATCGAGAAACATGATTGGTAAAGAGAGCCCAACCAGCAACAGAGCATAGAGCTTGTTTTTCAGCAGTTCTCGTTTCCACATGTGTTAATCACCTCTCTTACCGTAAAATATCGAATCTTTTTAGTAGACGAAGAGATGACCACGGTGGCCCTTCGGATACTTCTTCCGACCATGGAAATCCTTTGCCATTGGTTTGCCCGTGGTAAGGCTGGTCGGGTACGCCCCAATAAGACTACGCCAATCACCGTAAAGACGATGCATTTGGCGGTTCACTTTGGGATATCCACGACGAACCATCTCGGCCTTAGCCATATTTCTCAGCAGACTACGCATGATTTTTACCTCCTAAAATATCATTGCGGGCTTCGCAAGCGCTCAATCGCCATACAGCGGCATTGGGGTCAAGCATTTTTGTCCCCTTCTCCATATCCATCTCCAGAATGGTCATGATGGCGTAGTTAGCCAGGTCCATCAAAGTGTCCCGAATAGACTCATCGGTGACCCGCTGCTGGCCGGCGTCATTTGCAGAAAGGCGGGAAAGAGTTTTGAACCGGGAGAACTTGTCTCCCAGCCGAATCCGGGTCATGGCCAAACCCTCTTCTACAAAGGTCTGGTGGAAACTGTCGCCGTAATCGTGGTTCTTTCGCTCGTACAAGCCATTCAGCTCGTCGCAGATTGCCTTATGGCGCATTACTTTCTCATTCATAAACAGATTTCCCCTTTCAAAATATCAATCTGATTGCAGTTCACTTTGATCGTTCGGTCTGTTTCATCGGCTAAGTGTTTGAGAAGCATGGTCATAAACACTTCAAAGCCGCCGGAATAACCGATTTCTCTAAACGTAACCCGGTAATTTTGTTTATACCACTGCTGCTTGTATCGTTTTTCCATACGGACAATGATGGAGTTGGTCATTGCTTCATATCGCCACATAATTTCAAAATGGCGATGCGCAAGATCAATCAGCGTTTTCTCAAGCATCAGGTTTTCCTCCCGGATTCCGATTACCGAACTGTTCCTGTGCTCTGATGGAAATAACGGCACTTCAGCTCTACCGGCTCGATCCAGGAAATATCCCGAAGCCGAATGCTTTTGATAGACTTGTCACCCCTTGAGGGCAAGTTGACACTGACTTCATCCACAGCAGCCTGGGCCGCCAAATACTCTTCTTTGTACTGGCACACATCCCTATGGCTGCATTTAGTGCAGCAGGTTTCTTTTACTCCGAACATACGAACCATCTCCTTATAATTTTCATCCAGCGTTGCGGTTTCAACATTCAGTTGGTTTAGCACTATTTGGAGCTCGTCAACCAGATAGGTTTTGTCACGGTCTTCGCGCTGGCCGACGAGGCCTCGAATCCAATCAGCGACAGTAATGGGAGGCGGGATCTGCAAACCGAGGTCGCGAGCCATACGGTCGATATACCCCACCATCTGGCAGGTCGGTGCCACAATGACAGCACCGGTTCTTGCGGATTGCTGAATCAGAAATACAGTTTTACCCGTCTGTCTCCCCGCGATATAGATCGTCATGATGGTTTTTCCTCCTTTTGAGCTTGGCGACGTGCCTGTTTAAGTGCCAGCTCCATAGCGTCGCCGCCTATGTCATCATTTTTATGCGGCTTTTTCTTCTTTGCCTCGCACTTAGCCAAAGCGATATCGTAATCATAACCGATCCCAGCTTGATACTTTTTCGCAATGGCGCGAAGTTTTTCAGCGTGATATTCATAAGTGGCACGATGGAACCCTTCCAACCCCCACTCATCACAGGCCAATTCCAGTAGTCTGGCATAATCCATCAGAGCATTGACGATTTTATAAATATCGCCATAGCAGGTTTTGATTTCGCGTTCACCATCTGCATCATGAAGGTGAAGGGTTACCTTTTCCAGTTCTATGGGCCTGGAAATAATCGGCTCAAATCGTTCCCGTGGACTGAGTTTTCTCTGAGTGGTTTCAGAATTTGGTGCTTGAAGTTGAGGGACTTTTTGCACAGGAGAAGAGGGGTAGGGAGGCTTCCATGACTTAGGCGATGATTTCCCAAATAATTTCTTGGTAAACTTCTCCTTCATAGCTCGGTCTTTCTCCTTTTTCAAATATCAATGTAAACTACTCCTCAGCAGATTCAATAATGGTCACGGTGCCCTCAAACACCCCAAACTCGGACGACTGCTGGAATGTGTGCGTTTCCGGCTCCTCTCCATCCTGCATTGGCCGGGTGAGATACCACAAAGAATCGTCCTTCCAGGTAATCATCTCCAGTTTTTGGCCGGGTTCCAGTTCCAAAGTCATGTCGCCGCCGAGAGAGCGAGCAACACCTTGGTCACACCCAGTCAGTAGACCCAACGACAAAACGGCGCACAAGAGCACGCCGGCATAAATACGTTTCATGTTTTTTCTCCTCTTCCGCAAATATCAAGGGCCAATTTCAGCGATGGACTCCACGAAGCAGTTGTAATAGGTATAGCGCTTTCCTTCATAGTCAAAGAGCACATAGCCGCCGTCATTACCCTCAATATCAATCTTCCCGGTGTATTGCGCGATGATTTCCCCATCGGCCGTATAGATCGTCACCGTCCGTTCGAGTCCATTGTCTAAATCGCTTTTCTGATCCGTCAGGGCTCGCTGGCCAGATGCGGTGTTCTGGAAGTACCAGCGCATACCGAAGAACAATCCCAAAATCAGCAGAATGGCAACCACCACACTGATAATCTTTCCGGGGACGTTCTCAATCAGACATGCGCCCGCGATGCCGGCACATAAAATGAATGCCGCGAATAATACAAAGGCAATCCAACCACCAATAGTCATGCTTTTTTCTCCTCTCCAACAAGTTTCCGATACAGTTCTTCGGCCTCTTTGCCTTGAAACTGGTTGATGATGCGAACATTATCGCCAGGTGCTTTCCGCCCGACGATCAATATCGCGGGGTCGCCGTGGCTGTGGTCAAAGCCGACCAAAACCGTGTCAAAATCTTTCACAGTACCCACCTCACAAAGTCAAAGAGTAATTTCGCAAGGAATAGAAGACCAATGATAGCCAGGACCAAAACAGCATTGAATAGAAAACGCAAAATATCATCCCAGCCATGCTTCATTTTTTCTTCACCCGCTTGGCCTTTCTCTCCTCGTACTCGGCCTTCTCGATGGGGACCATCTTACCGTCCTCTTCTTTGAAGTAACGGTTCAGCTCGATCCGCTTATCGTCGGGTGTGAGAATATAAAGGTAAGCGAAGGTATCATAGTCGCCGTTCTTTGGGTCAACCAGGAAGTCCTCGGAGAAGACGCGATACTTCTTGGTAGAGGGCAGATAGGGCATGGTAATAGGGAAGATCGTGTCGATAAGACGAGTCATCATCCCATTACTAAACGCCGCACTAGGATAGTTGACGTTGATACCGCAAACCCGGTTTATATCGGAATAAGTAGCCGTCCCGTCCGGAGCGATTTCTTTGAACAGGGAGGACATACGTTTACACTGGTACTTCTGATACCCTTCTTTCCAGCTACACTCGCCGGTGATATCGCTCCAAATATCCGGAGTGTCTTCGATGGGGGTCAGACACTTACCATCGACCAGGCGGTTTAGAATGCTCTTGGTGATCTGGATACTGAATCCGGAGTGGCCATCTCGGGCCAGCGTTTGATAAGCCCGAAGGGCGCTCTCATAGCAGAGCACGCCATAGGCCCAGTCGTCCGTGCCTTTCGAAGCCTCCCGCTCACTCTGACAGGCAAGGGCAACCTCCCGAGCAGCCCAGGAATCTTCTTCCTCGGCCATGTAGACCGCCCGGTCATCCCAATACTCATTGGCAAATATCTTTCTGGTATCGCCCCCAAAGGCCTTGATGATCTCCGGCAGATTCTCATTGACCGCATCCAAGTGGATGCCCTGCTCCTTACAGAAGTTCACAGCATCGTCCAGAGGCTTATCCCGCCGGTTGGTCCAAAGAATGACCTTGGCGCCATTAGCCTGCTCTTGCTTGAGCCTGGAGATGGTCTTGTTGATCGGTTCGCCGACCTCCGGAAATTTGTTCGTGGCCAGGCAGCCGTCGAAATCCACCGCGATGATCTTCGGCCGGGACTCTTTGTTTTCCGTAGTCTCAACTGCTTTTACATTCATCTCGTCCATGTGTGTTTCTCCTTTTCAAAATATCAAGATGTTTTACAGTCCACGAAGTTTGTTAATGGCTCTTTGTGCTGCTCCATTTCCGTTATCCCGATCGTAGAGCCATTCTTCAAAGCTGTCGTCATTGCTCAGATCCACCTTCATGACTCGACCTTTGAGGTAATCGAAGTGAGTGCTCGTTTTCAAAAGATCCTCAGCCTCCTCCTCAGTCATCGGAGCAGGATCGAAATGCAGAAACCCCAACCCTTGCGGCTTAGAATCGTTATAAAGTGCTGCCAGAACAGCGGACTTTTTTAGACCTTTTGTATCAACCATAGCGTTTTTTCTCTTTTTCAAAATATCAATCAGTAATGGTGAGTTCGCTAAGCGAAACTGTTGTCAGTGTGCCGTCCGGTCGCTTGATAACCGCCTTGTTTGCGAAGAGTCCAACGCCGAGCTGTAAAATATCAACCTCTTCACGTCGCACTCGCTTACACTCGGCACAGCTTTCAGGGGTTATCCAATCCATGTCGATGCAAGGGGTGCAACTTATCGGTCTGTTATAAATCCCTTTCATACTGCTCCTTTCCAGAAAATATAAATGCCCCGAACTGCTGTTACACAATTCGAGGCATTCTTTTTTTTGTATTTGATTTAATCCGAGGCTTTGAAGTTGTAAACGGGGCGTATGCGCTCCACGATGATTGCGGTGGGACCGATTTGGGAGACGATCTCATCTATGCTCTTGTAGGCCATCGGTGATTCATCCAGGGTGTCGGGCACTACGCAAGTTGTGTAGATGCCCTTCATCTCATTTTGGAACTCCTCCATAGAGAGGGTATTGAGCGCCGCACGACGGCTCATAAGGCGTCCGGCTCCATGTGGGGCAGAGCAGTTCCAGTCTTCATTTCCAGTGCCAATGCAGATCAAGCTACCGTCCCGCATGTTGATAGGGATGAGCAACTTTTCTCCCTTCTTGGCAGAAACAGAGCCCTTCCGAAGAATCATGGCATCCGTATCAATGTAGTTATGGATAGTGGTGAAAATATCCACGGCAGTGAGACCCATACCATTCAGGATAACGTCCACCATGGCTTTTCGATTGAGTACGGCGAACTGCTGTGTCAACTTCATATCGTGGATGTAGTCGTCAAACAGCTTGCCCTCCACATAGGCGAGGTCTTTGGGAATATCCAGCTCATGTTCCTTCTTCAGCGCCGTAATGATCTTCTGGATCTCCTGGAGCCGTCCTTCAACTTTGAGCTTTGCGATGGCCTCCTGGATCTGATGCTTGGCTCCGCCCCAGAGTGCGCGGCGTCCCTCATTCTGATAGTAGTCGGCCACTTCCGTTCCGAGGTGCCGGCTCCCGGAGTGAACGACCAGAAACAGCCGTCCGTCCCCGGCTTGGTCTATCTCAATAAAGTGGTTGCCGCCGCCCAAAGAACCGATGCTGCGAACCGCTCGGTCAAGGTTGACCTGGTCAGCACACCGAAGCTGGGTCAAGTCAATTTTGGAGTTGAGGGAGTGGGGGATATCGCGGATTTCCCAGCCATAGGGAATCTTCTCCCGAATCAGCGCATCCAGCTTAGCGAAGTCAATCTCACGCTCGGCCAGCTCCACCGTCTCCATTCCGCAGCCAATATCCACGCCCACCATACCGGGGACGATTTTGTCCTGGATGGTCATGGTGGTGCCGATGGTACAGCCCTTTCCGGCGTGAACATCAGGCATGATGCGGATTTTACAGCCTGCAAACTCAGGCCGGTCGCAAACAGCTTGAATCTGTTCCCGAGCCGCTCCTTCCAGCTCATTGGTGTAGCAAATAGCAGTGTCGTATTGCCCTTGAATAGTTATCACAGTTTTTCTCCTCGTATAATAAGATTTGCAGATGATTTTAAGTGTATCTGCTTAGTTCACTCCGTGTAA